GCTTATTCATGGACTACCGCAAGATCTAAAGTCTATTGTTCTTGAATCAGGTATTGAACCTGCTCCTCAGACTTGTTTAGAAAAACCAAAAGATAAGATCCGTATTGTTTATACTTCAACCCCACAACGTGGTCTTGAGTTACTGCTGCCAGTATTTGAACATTTGGCAGAAAAACATCCTAACATTCATCTTGATGTATTCTCTTCATTTAAGATCTATGGTTGGGAAGATGCAGATAAACAGTTCGAGCCTTTATATGAGCGTGTTCGTAAACATCCTCAGATGACTTATCACGGATTCGTTCCTAATGAACAACTCAAGGAACATCTGAATAAGTCGCATATCTTTGCTTATCCTTCTATCTGGACAGAGACTTCATGTCGTGCGATGCTTGAGGCAATGTCAGCTGGTCTGCTTTGTGTTCATCCTAATACAGCTGCTCTTCCAGAATCATCTGGTGGTTTGAATATTATGTATCATGCAGATCTTACTGATGCTAATGTTCACGCTGGTGTGTTTGCTGGCAACCTATTTGCTGCTATTAAGATGATTGAGGATAATAACGAGCAACATACTATTAACTTTAATAAAGTTTATGTTGACTCTCGTTATAATATTGATTTTGTAAAGTCTCGCTGGGATGCTGTTCTTAATAGACTTCTTGTTGAGTATCCTGATGCTGAATCAAGAAAGTTTCCTGCGGAGATGTTTTCCTATAAGGTAGGATAATGATTGTAACTCGAACACCACTACGTATCAGTTTCTTCTCTGGTGGTAGCGATATGCCATCTTTCTATGAAAAGGAGGATGGTGCTGCCCTATCTGTAACGATCAACAAGTTCATTCATGTATTCATGCATAGAGCACCTCATATGGGTGTTAAGGCAATGTATGATTCTGTTGAAGAACTGTATGATGTCGAACAGATGCAGCACGCTATTACTCGAGAGACACTGAAGTATTTCGGCATTGAAAGAGAAGTAACTACCGCATCCATTTCAGATATTGCTTCGAGGGGTTCTGGACTCGGTAGTTCTTCTGCTTTCACTGTTGGTCTTGTAAAAGCAATGTCTTCTTACAGCTATGATACATTCACAAGAGATCAAATGGCAGAGGTCGCTTGTAATATTGAAATGAATAAGTGTGGTTATCCTGTAGGTAAGCAGGATCAATATGCAGCTGCATTTGGTGGATTAAATCTATTTCACTTCAAACGTAATGGCACAGTAAAGGTTGAAGAGTATAGTTTAACAAATCCTAATGTTAAAAGATTAGAACAGAACCTAATGCTTGTTTATTCTGGCAGAGGAAGAGATGCTAATAACATTCTACAGAAACAACAGAAGGCAATGTCAAACTCTGAAAAGTTTGATCTTGTAAGAAAGTCCAGAGACAAAGCATTCACTGCCAGAGATCTATTACTTGCTGGTAAGGTTGATGAGTTCGGTCGTCTTCTTCATGAAGGATGGATGGACAAGAAGAATGTATGTGCTGATATTACTCAGGATTATTTTGATAATATATACAATACTGCTATTGACTCAGGTGCTCTCGGGGGTAAACTACTCGGAGCGGGTGGCGGTGGCTTCTTCATCTTTTATGTTCCAGAGAACCGTAGGACTTCTGTAGAAGGAGCTATCTCATCAAAACATATCGACTGTAGGATATACGATTTTGAGTTTTTCGGTACTGGAGCAAGTATCGTCTACCATCAAATTTAAGACTTTACTTTTGCCCCAGGATAGGGTATTATAATACTATGGCTAGAAAAACTTCAAACAACGTAGTAGTCTTTCCTAAGAAGTCTACAAATGCAAAAGATATCCAGAACCTGGAAGAGATCCAGTATAATCTGGAGATGATGAGGCATTATCATATTCAGGAGACTATTCTGAATATGGCTCCTATTATTTTCAACAACTTAGATATCGCTGGCTTTGGGCTGGACGAAGAGCTTGACGGAGACGTTAAGGATGGTGCTTTCATAGTAGAAGCATTACGCTCTCTTATGTGTAAGTACTATGGTATCTATCATCCTTTTCAGGATGTAGCAGAAAAGATCTTTTCAGAAGAAGCTGAAGAGAAAGGTGTCTTTAAGATCGTAGATAGACTTAATATAAAATTCAAGAAATCCGAATTCGGAAAAGGTGACAAGTGATTATCGTAGATCTAAATCAAGTAATGCTCTCCAATCTGCTAATGCAGTTGGGTAATCATACTAACGCTCAGTTAGAAGAAAACATGGTTCGCCATATGATCTTAAACTCTATCCGTTCTTATCGGGTAAAGTTCGGGGCGGAATATGGCGAGCTCGTTATCGCATGTGATAACACTAATATTTGGCGTAAGAAGGTATATCCTTATTACAAGGCCAACCGTAAGAAGAACTTAGAAAAGTCCGAGATGGATTGGAAGGCTATCTTTGATTGTCTTTCTAAGATCCGTTCTGAGTTAAAAGAATACTTTCCCTATAAAGTTATAGATGTAGAGTCTGCAGAAGCTGATGATGTTATCGGTACTCTGGTCAATAAGTTTGGTTCAGAACTAAATACGGGTGAAAAGATTCTCGTCCTTTCAGGAGATAAAGATTTTATTCAACTCCATACATACGCTAACGTATCTCAGTATGATCCTACTCGTAAGAAGTGGATCAAGAACAGTGACCCAGTTCGTTACCTCAAAGAGCATATACTAAAAGGTGATTCGGGCGATGGTGTTCCTAATGTTCTTTCTGATGATGACACCTTTGTCACAAATAAGCGACAGAAGCCTATGACAGTCAAACGTATTGAGGAGTTTCTTAAGCAGGATCCTAATCTTTATGACGGTAAAGTATTTAAGAACTGGCAACGTAACAAAGAACTTATTGATCTTACTAACACGCCAGACTATATAAAAGAGCAGGTACTTACTCAGTTTAATGAACAATCAGGTAAGAACCGTAGTAAGTTGCTAAACTATTTTATTGCTAATAAGATGAAACATCTAATAGAACACTTGAGTGAATTCTAAGGAGAGATAAATGCAAATCGGATTATGTGAGTTTTTGACTAAGGTATCTAAACTAAAGAGAACACAAGAAAAGATCGATGCATTGAAAGCCAATGACTCATTGCCACTGCGTGTTATTCTGCAGTGTGCTTTCGATCCTAATGTAAAGTTTATTCTCCCTGAAGGAGAGCCTCCATACAAGCCAAACGAGTTACTGGATCAGCAACACATTCTTGTTAAGGAATGTGAGAAGCTGAGATATTTCGTTCAAGGATTCCACGACATGCTTCCTCAAGCAAAGAGAGAGATGATGTTCGTTGAGATGCTTGAGCGTGTGGATCCTGAAGACGCCAAGTTAATGGTTGCCATTAAGGATAAGAAGCTGCCCATGAAGGGCATTACTATTGACCACGTAACACAGGCATTGCCTGGTTTGATTCCCTCACTGGAGAAGAAAGAAGTAAATGAGCAAGTCAGCATTGAAGAAGTTTCGTAAGAACGATTACTCGGATCGTGATGAGTTTCATGATGATCCTTTTGAACGTGAACAGAAGCGTAACTCTAAGAAAGTAGAGCGTGCACTCCGCACAAAAGATATCTCTGCTCTTGTTGAAGACGATCAAGATATCGACGATATGATTGAAGGCAACAACTGGAGATTCTAATGAAAACGTATCTTGATTCTACGACTATCAAGAAAGTATATTTGGATTCAACAACTATCAAGAAAAGATATCTTGATTCAACGAGTACGAAATAATGCCAGAGGCTTTTGTGTATATGTGGGAAGATATTCAAAAGAATATGTTCTATATTGGTTCTCATAAAGGTTCAATAAATGATGGATACATATGTTCGCAGCCTCTTATGAATGAAGAGTATAATAACAGACCTTTTGATTTTGTTAGAACCATATTGGATACAGGAACAACTGAATCTATGAGAAAGTTCGAATCAGATCTGTTACATTATTATAATGCTGCATTAAATCCTATGTTCTACAATAAACATAATGGAGGAGATAAATTCATATGTACTGGTCATTCTCCTGAAACTATTGATAAGATGAGAAAAGCGAAATCTGGCAAAAACAATCCTATGTATGGAAAGAAACGCCCAGATACCTCTGAGATCAATAAACAAAGAAAAGGATATAAAATAAAGAATCCTAGAACTGCCGAAGCTAATGAGAAAATGATTAAAACTAAAATACTAAATGGCACTATAAGTAATGTCGGTAAGGGTACTAGAGAGTCTGCTCTAAAAGCGTGGGAAAAAAGAAGAGCTAATGGTACTGATAAATGGGGAAATAAAAATGCCGACGTATAAGTTTATGAACAATGACACTGGCGAAGAATACATGGAGTTCATGAGTATCTCTGCTCTGGACACTTATCTTGAAGACAATAAGAATATCACTCAACTCGTAAATGGCGCACCTATGATCCATTCTGGCAGAGGTATGGGAAAACCAGATGCAGGTTTTCGAGACTTACTGAAGCATATGAAGAAGGGAAACCAAAAGGGTATTAGTAGGAGCACCATCAACACATTCTAAGGAAATATAATGGAAGAAGAAACAAGAAGACTTACGAGAAAAGAAAGACGACTTCTTCGACAAGGAAAGACCCCACCAAAGGAAAACTATCAAGAGAAACTAAACTTTAATCTAAAACATTTTGATCCACTGACATCAAATCAGAAAGCAACATTTGATGCTTTCGGTAAAGACCGTAACCTAATGCTGCATGGAATTGCAGGCACAGGTAAGTCTTTCTTGTCGCTCTACCTATCATTAAAGGAGATTCTGAACAACTCAGACAAATATAAGAAGGTAGTGATCGTTAGATCCGTTGTCCCTACGAGAGATATGGGATTTCTTCCAGGTAATAATAAAGAAAAGACTAAGGTGTATGAAGCACCGTATTATGCCATCTGCACAGAACTATTCGGCAGATCGGATTCATATGAATACCTCAAACAAAAGAACATGATTGAGTTCATGTCTACTTCATTTATCAGAGGTATCACCCTAAATAATTGCATAGTATTAGTTGATGAAATGCAGAATGCTACTCTTCATGAGTTGGATTCTGTAATTACACGTATTGGTCATAACTGTAAGGTTGTGTTTTCTGGAGACTTCAGACAGTCCGACTTTACAAGAGAGCACGAGCGAAATGGTTTGACAGACTTCATGAGAGTTGTTCGTAGTATGAAGTCATTTTCATTTGTTGAATTCAATGCTGAAGACATTGTGCGTAGTTCTCTAGTGAAAGAGTATATCATAATGAAAGATAAACTTCGAGTAACAGCATAGGAGATATAA